TGACGGGCTGAAAACCATTAGGCGCATTCGTTCCGTAAGACATACGGTTTCTCCATGCTAAAATGAATGATTCGGCTTTAACCTGCCTGCTAGGTACCGCGATACGTGACGCGACATCGAATCGGCTACCCGCCGGAGGAGTGGCTACGTGACCACTATCGAGGTGCAGGATACGTGACCTGCGTCGAGGACACGATAATTAACTTAATTCAATACCTACGTCAACAGCATAAAAAAACCCCCCGCCCAGTTGAGTGAGCGGAGGGAAGTTCCCACAGCGCGTATCAGTGCACTGTGGCCGGAGGTTAATCCTTAAACGACGTGACGCGCTCAAATGATACGCCGCTGTCCTTGTCCTCAAAGCGTGGGAGGTTCGGGTCGCTCTGACCAGTCCATGCCACGTCCTGCAGGGTTTCGATGTTTTCCAGATCGCGATCTTCGTTGCGCTCTTGAACGTCCCGTGTCGGGCATTCGCAGAGCATCAGGCCGCCGCGACGGATGACCTGAACTTCCAAGCCTTCATAGCCGGGAAGCGGAGGGGGAACCATTTCAGGGTGGCGCGACGCAGGAACTGGAGCCCAGCCCTTGATCATGCGATCCGTCATGTTGTCTGGATCGGGTTCGTTGAGAGTTGATTCGCGTACCCAAGCATAGGTCATGCCCGAAGGAATCTTATCCTTGGGAACATATAGCTTAGATTGGAAGTGCGTTTCAGGGCGCTTGCGCATACCTGATTCGCGTGATTCTGCTGCTCGGCTCTGCGAGATTCTTGATGCTCGTGCCATTATTAAGATCCTTTACTCTGTTTTAACTTTTGAACTGCGTAATATTTTTCGCCCTGAAGATCGGTCATGCGGCTTCCATCTGGATTGCGAATTGCGCCAGACTGGGCCAGCTGATGCGCCATGCGACGCTCGTCTGTTGATAGGCGAATAGTCTTTGCGCTTTTACCCTGCTGATTTGGTGCGCTACGCTGAACAGGGGCAACATTAGATTCACGAGACATCGGTGGAGTTCTCTTGCTTGGGGCTGATACGGTTGAGAATGCGTCAGGATATTCCTTGCGCATGTGCCGGTCGATTTCCGTGAAGTAATCAACACCGCCGATTTCGTCGTCGCGACCCTCAGAACGATACCGACGCTCGACGCGGCGCGCATACAGCGTTGCCTCTTCGTGCATCTCAGGATCGAACTCAGGAGACTGTGGCTGGAACCACTCGTTCTTTTGAATCCATCCAGCTGTGCGAGGCTCAAGTGTTGGCTGAGGTTCTGCTCTAGGCTGAACTTCCTGCTGAACCCTTGGAGCTGAAACCTTTTGCTCAGCTTCCCAATTCTCAACGCCGACAAGATCGTTCTGCAATTTGTAGTAAACGCTCTGCAGTTCAATGATCTGCTCACTGTCGCCCATAGAATGAGCGTCCACCAGCTTCTGCTTTACAGCACTGGCTTCGTTGATCAGGTTGTTCTTGTAGTGCGTCATCATCGCAAGGTCAGACTGCTGGCGCATCTGCGCTTCATTCTGCAGGCGAGACTCAGCTTCCTGTGCACGACGCTCAGCATCAGCGGCCTTGCGGGCCAGCTCAGCTATCCGCTTGTCAGGTGAGCGCTTGCGTTTCGGAGCCTCTTCTTCTTCTTCAGGCTCTTCTTCTTCCTCAGGCTCTTCTTCTTCCTCAGCTTCGGCCTCTTCGGCTTCATCTTCGGATTCTTCTTCCTGATAATCCGCTAGGCTCTCACCGAGATCGTCTTCGGTTATCTCAATGTCGATGTCTTCGGTCGGTCCTTCTTCCGTTAAAGGAAGTTCGGGGACTTCTGTTTCTTCGTCCATACTCTACTCCTTAATAATTGTTAGCGGCTTTGCCGGATTCGACATCTTCTGGGCCTGTAATAACAGCCATGACGCGATCATCAGGCAGGAGAGCCATCGCAACGCCACGATAGGCAACCATCGTCGATTCGTAGCGTGGGATAAGGATCCAGTCTCCGACCTTGCACCAAGGTCCAGAACGCTCAAACTTCTCACCCTGATAGGCTTCCGGTCCAACAGCGCATACCAAGGCCGAAACCGAGGAGAACTTGTCTTCAGCGCGAACCGTGTCAGGCAGGTAAAGCGTCACTTCCGTGCCGTCTTCCTTCTTGATCGTCTTCAACTCTTCAGGGCGGATGTAAATTTTTACAGCTACAAGATACCCAGCTGGCCGCATATCAAACGGTTGGCCGGTCATCTCTACAAACTGTTCATCGATGAATTGCTTCGCAAGCTCTTCTTCATGCGGTTCAATGTTACTCATGTTCATTAGTAATGACTCCTTTTTTCTTGCTCCGGTATTTTATCATCATCAGGCTGCATCATACGTTTATACTCGTCGGCGATGACCTGAATTGCAGCCGTGTAGCCACGCACCAACGCATTCCCCTCCAGAACCTGAAGGGCAATCTCTTCCGCCGACGATGCAGGAACATAACGATCCCCTTGGCTCGACGGCCTAAAACGTGCATTTAACGAGTATTCGGTGGCGCGATCTCGCAGCTCACTGATACGCTCAACCGCTCTGCGGCTTAGTTCTTCTGCGCTCATTTTATTCTCCGGTAGTTTTGCAGCGGCAGGTCTTTGCCCACCTTCTGCTAGGGTCGGGTGTTCGCGACCGCACTGTTAAAGCACGGTCGCGTTCCCCTGTTACTTGCCGCGTAGCTTATTCATGGCGTGAAGGATTTTTCCTTCAGGTGACATCATGTCTTTGCGAACTTTAGCAGCGCCGCCAGCAGCGCGCTTGATGGGCGTCGGTTGCTTAGCAGGCAGTTGCATTTTTAGAGGTATTTTATAATCTGAACGAACGGGCCCCGGTGCTGGTGGACCAGATGGCGGCGTAGTCGTCGTCGGCGTTGTCGTCGGCGTAGTTGTCGTCGGCGTAGTTGTCTTCGGCGTAGTGGTCTTCGGCATAGTGGTCCGAGCTGTCGCAGCCTGCGCCCTTCTATTCGCTTCGTTGAAATCTCTAACCGTTGCATTCAAAACTGCTTGATATTCCGCGTCGGTTTCATTTGCTCTTCTTGGTCTCGGTGTGCTCATAATATTTACCTTTCTTACTTGCCGCGAACTTTGTTCATGGCATCAACAATATTACCTTCAGGCGTCATCATGCCCTTGCGGACTTTGCCAACGCCGCCCTGAGCGCGCTTGACTGGCTTCATCATCTCGCCGCCGTCTTTAGCGCACGCCATGCCGCCCTTGGCATAAGCCATGCCGCCGCCCATTTTCTTAACAGGCTTCTTCATGCCCTTCATCGGCGAACCAATAGCGATCATGACAGCTAGGCCGTCTTTCTTCGCTTTGCCGCCCTTTTTCATGCCGCCCATTTCTGTGGCCAGCTTCTTGGCAGTGTCAGCGGATGTCTGAACCTTACCGCCAGTCTTATAACGACCACCTTCGATGTCAGCGGCGCGATTGCCACGGGTGATAGCTGCACCCTGTTCTTTCGACACCTTCATCTTCGCATACTCTTCGCGGCGCTTGCGATCTGCTTCACGCTCAGCTGCAGTCGGCTGCGGAGGCTTGTTCTTCTTCACAGCGCCACCAACCTTATAGGTCGGAATTGGGCGGGCGTTTGCACGCTCCTGAAGAGCCTTCGCACCGTTGGGTTGATTAGGCATTGGCTCAGCGATTGCTGGGCCGAAAATTGCACGAGCCTTGGCCCGCATATCAGACATTTTCATTGGAAACCTCCATTGTTACGCAGGGCCTCAGACTGCAGCTTCATTGCCGCAATCCGCTCTCTCGAAGCACGGTCTTCCGCGTCAGTCTGTGCTTCTAATTGAGCCTTCGCCATATTGACTTGGGCGTCAAGTTTGCTGTCAGCTTCACGCTGCTGAACCTTCATCTGCTCCACTTGAAGCATAGGATCTGGGCCCGGAGGCTGAGCTTTATAAGATGGAGCAAGCTGCTGCATAGCCTGCGCCACCATAACCGCCAGTTGATTTTCAATCTCTGGCGGCATCGGCTGGCCGGGGGGTGGAAGTGGCTGACCGATAATTTGCTCAACCTGCAAGCGCATCTTCAGAGCTAAGTGCTCATTGATATGCGCCTGAAGAGCCGGGTTCTCTTCAGCAATCGGGGCGTGGGCCGCGATGTGTGCGTCGTGATCTTGATACGCGCCGGCCACCAATGGCTTGCCCGTCAGTGCATTCTGGTTCTCAGACAGAGGATCCAGCGGCCTTGGCTTCGCCTGCTCAGGAAGCAACAGCATTTCAATCTTCTCTTCGTCAATGCCCATCTCGACATACATCTGGCGATAGGCTTGACGCAGATTGTGCTGGTCAGGCTGCTGCGTCGCAAAGCGCAACAGTGCTTCAGCCCGCATCATGCGCTGAGCCGACGACGAAATGTTCGGGTCGCTGACAGGGATAACGTCGATGTTATCCGAGAAGTCTTCCCGCATAATCGCTGACATTCCGCCGCGAACTGGGAATGGATACGGTTCGTCTGGCAGATACTTGCCAAACAAATTCGCAATCATCTTCAGTTCCCGATTGAACGCCTTATGCGACCGCTTGAGCGTCGCCGACTGGAGTC